ATTGTTAAGTCAAACTTTGTCCTGTCGTCTATCTTGAAATTAATCCAGTCCTCAAGTGTCCTGTTTAGGTACATCCGTCCGAACTTACCACTCTCGTTGTGGAGGCCTACGTGGTCGTGAATGTAGGACTCAATAGCTTGAGCGTGAGCCTGAATGACATCTTGGCTGTTGGAGGGTATCCCCTTTGTCTTTACGTTCATCTTTGAAGAGGTAGACGCTAGATGCGCAGGGCGGTTCATAAGGTACTCGTCGTAGCCCCTTGACTCAAAATACCTAGCGATTCCGTACTTGTTGTTCTCTATCAGCACAGGGTACCCATAGAAGACGGCAGCCATAAGGATGTCCTCGTAGAATATCTTGGCAAGCGGAGGCCGTGAGGCGTACTCCGCGACAAACATATTGGATGGGTGCTCCATTGAGAACTTGTTGTATACGTGGCAGGCACCCTTTGATGACCTGTAGTCAAGGGTGGTGTCAAGGTCGTAGGAGTCAACACCCATAACCCCGAATGCCCCATTGGGGGCAACGGGCTTGTTGTTCTCAACCTTTCTTTTGTTTCTAATATCCGTAGGCGCTAGCCAAGCCACACGCCACCGCCCATTAGGGTCAGGGGCGAAGATCACCTCGCTGTCCATCTTCCCGTCTTTCCATTGGAAGTTACCGATGACCACAGGGTTTGGGTACAGCTCTTCGTTGTGCTGTATCTGCTCGTATATCTTCTGGATGTTGAACAGAGAACTCTTGGTCGAGTCGCGGAACGCCTCGTCCTCGGTGAAGGGGAACTGACGTATGATTTCGTTGAGCTCGTAGCTGTTGTTCTGCTGGCCTTTTCTCTCGTTCTTCAGAAACGTTCTAGCACCTATATCGGTAAGGGTTCCGTCCTCGGTAAGTGTTGGAGCCTCTGGGTCTTCAACAATAGGAAGGCCGTACTGGCTGAAGAATCCCTCCATCGCGTCGTATGCCGGGATGAATATCTTGTACAGCCCGCTTTTGGTCCTTCCGTTCTCGTTGCGGTCGTTAGGGTCGGAGTCGTAGTACAGATTCCTAAACTCCCTTCCTCCCTTGTCCAGCGGGTTTACCGTGGAGCCCACCATCGCCTTTCCAATTACCCTACGTCCAACAAGCAGACAGGTCCTGTGGATTCTCCACACCTCTCTTATGTCGTTAGGATTCAGCCACTTACCAGCCTCATCGAGGAATAGCATATGGGTCTTACTTCCGTCATAGGCGTTGTTGGTGGTGTTCTTCCAGTTGATTATAGTATCCAAGGCCTCACCGCGTGAGGTCGTCTTGTTCTTCTTGGTGATTCTCTTCGATGGCTCGCGGAAGGCGAGCTCCATCCTTGGGTTTGTCGTTCCGTCAATGATGGGAGAAAAGAAGAACGGGTAGCCCTTGAATATAGGGATGATCTTAGAACCGAACACCGCCTCTTGGGCGTCTGTTCCTGTCTTGCTCATAATACCCAACAGCTTTTCCTTAACCTGACTGCCTTCGTCCACAAGTACCGACGCACTCATATTGGTATATCCAGAACGCCTACACTTGGTGTATATCTGACCAAGACACCGAGGGTCTGCTTCGCAGGCCGATAGGTGGACAAACAGCTTACGCTGGAAGTCTAGGTACGTAGGGTATCCGATGTCTATCGAGCTCCACTGCAGGAACATATAGTGGTGTCCGGTGATGTATGTTTGAACACCGTTATTCATAAACCACAGCCCCTCCTTACGCCTCTTGAACTCCTGCTCAATGTAGGGGCTCCACTTCTGCTGGAACTCGCGTGGAGACTCGTACCAGTCGTCCATAGAGTTTATCTGCGCAAGCTCCCTAGGGATGTCCTGACGCTTCCACATCTGCTGCTCTTTGGGTAGGTCGCTAAATAGAAAACCATCCGGCTTTGGTAACTGGATGCTGAGGGACTCTATCTCAATGATAGGACCGTCCGAATTGTTCGGACAAATGCTTATCACCTCCTGCTTGTCTATTACCTTAAGTCCAGCCATTATCTTGCCATCCTCTCGGCGAAGCCTCCCTTGAAGTCCTTCTCCTTTTCAAAGGATCCGGACTCCTCGATGTCGCCAACAAGCTGCTCTAGCTTCTGCCTCTCTACGATAAGCTCCTTGCAGGCTAGTGCTGTGTCCTTGATCGCTTGCAGCTCTGCCTTGCGTGCGGACCCCGTCAAATCGGGGTCTACCGGCTTACGTATCTCCTCGGTCATATTGCTGATAGCGGCCTCCATCGCAGAGATGAGGTTACGCGCAGCATTAACTGTTGTGAACTTTACAGCTTTTGACATATCAAATGGTGGATTTGCATACGCCACAGCTTGCGGCCATTGATGTCCATCTCATAGTCTGCGTCTTTGGCGAAGTACACCACGTCGCCCACAGCAAGACCTTCTTCCTCTAGCCACTTGCTGCCGTATACGATACGGCCCCAGCGCTTCTCAGGTTCTTTGAGGGTGATGATTTCTATGAAGCTTTTCTCCTTGTCAGCATCGATGTCAAAGGGCTCTAGGAAAACCCAGTCTGCAACAGCAATAAGACTGCCGTCGGGCTTCTCGATAAGGTATGCCTGGTTGCCCTGACCACCGAAGGGGTCGTAGTTGACGCGGTATATCTTTTCTTTAGGGTCAACGACTTGGGTGTCGTTGAGCGCAACGTGGTGGTGGTGGAATACGTAGTCTCCTATCTCTAGCTCGGACTTGAACTTGGCTGGAATGCCTACAACCTTAGCCTTCATAGTTCGGTGTTGGAACTCGTTGAACTTAGTGTCGAGGTAAAGCTCTGACTCTCCCACCTTGATGGTGTCGTTTACAGCGCTAGGTATGTGTACGAGGATGTGGTACAATGGTATCATATGTTTAATTAAAATAAATAAAAGTTGTAAGTCGGTTACAACTAGAAGTTACAGTCGTACTCTACTATAACTGGCATACCCTCGATGGTCTTCCACAGCATAAGCGTGTCTTCCTTCTTTAGGTATATTAGGTACTTGCGCTCCCCGTGGTAGTGGAGGTGAGAACCGTCGAGAACGATTGAGTCGATCTCTCCGTCCCCTGCCTTCTGGCCTACATAGTAGGCTAAGGCTTTCAGTGGGTCGGTGCCCGCAATAATTTTTCTGATAAGTTCCATTTCATTTTAATTTAGTTCAAATTTAGCCAATAATCTATATTGGATGTATCGTCGGCTTCGTCGTCCTCGCTGTAGGCTCCCATAAGGTATGTGACCAAGGAAATCATCTCCTCCTTAGTGTCTACGTTGATGTTAGAGACAGACTCAACAATGCTGTTTCCGTCTATCTCGTTTACCACAATCCCTGCTGATGCAATCATTATAAAGTCCTCAATAAGGCCAAGATCCTCGGCTTTGGTTAATATGTCATCGAAGCTGTTCTTTGCAAACATAAACAGCTCAATCCTAGCCGCAGCCTTTTCTTCATCATTCATACTAGAATGCGAAGAAGGCTTTGCCGTTTACTAGTACCGTCATATTAGCGCCAAAGTTATTGGTGGCACGAAGCTTTAGGGTGGTGTTGTCTATTATTGTACTAAATATAAAGGTTCCTGCGGTAGAGGTTCCAATTGAGGTCTTGATAGAGTCAATTATTACTGGTGGCGTTGCTAAGTTCGATGGGTTCCACACAATGTGTATCTCTCCAATTCGAACAGTGGTAGATCCTGAGTTGTAGATCATATAGTCGACAATCCACCCGCCCGCAAAAAGGTCAGCCTCAATTGTTGTTACCACGCCATTGGTAACTGCGTTGTTAATTACAGCGCTATCAGAGCGGCTATAGAACGCACAAGTTCCATTTGATACTTCGCGTTGTATAAAGTCAAGACCTGTAAATGTAAACTGCTCAGCACCAGGGGCGTCGTTGTACGACAGCCTTGATGCTCCATTCGTGGTCCCTCCGTCGTTGTAAAGAACTTGTCCGTTAGACCCTGGTGATGCGGCGGTGATGTTGAGCGCCATATACTGGGTTAGGTCCTGAAGGTTGATGTACTTGTATACGGTAGCCGATGCGTCGTAGATTAAGAATGTATCTGCAATGGCAGCGGTATTCTCATCCAGCTGAGACAAAGTAGTTGGCTGATTAATAGAGATAATGTTGTTCGCTATGTTTAGCGGAGCCTGGGGCGTTAGGCTAGACCCTGAGGTAAACGCTGCGGTTCCAAGGTTACGCTTTACAATGTTATTGCTAGCGTCAAGGAAAAGGGCTGCTACTTCCGTAGACCCAGTACTTGGGGCAGAGGTGAAGGCAAGAGTTCCGTTTACCTCAACCTTTACCGTTGACAGCTTTAGTGCGGTATCATTTCCCGCACCGTCTTCAATTATTTTAGTCGATGATGTTGCTGTTCCGCTCTCCAACTTAAGGAGTGAGCCGAATGCATCTTTTACGCGTTGACCACTAAGTGTTCCCATATTTCGTACTTTTGCTACAAAGATACAATTTACTTCATTGGCTAAAAAGTTCAAGAAAAAGGAAGACCTAAAGTTTAGGGACTTCGCCTACCGCGACGATCGCGGGCCCACCCTATATAAATTTGCCTGGCACGCCAACAAGTTTATGAAGCAGGAGTATAAGCTCCTGCCAATACAGGTGGACTTTCTTCTGTTTGCCTACGACCTAGAGTTTTTTACCATCGAATGGATGGCACAACAGCTGTCGAAGTCCTACAACCAGACCAAAGACTGGCTAACTGTTAGGATGAGGAAGCGGGAATTGCTGTTCGATTACTTCTCTATGGAAGATATCGACATCCACAAGGACACCTCTATGTGGTTTCGTGATGAGAACAGGTGGAACTACCGAAAAAGATACTCACTAACTCAGCAGGGGCGTATGATTGTAGAAAGGTGGAGAGACATAGCCTCCGGTAAGGAGACTGTGGAGCTTCAGTACGACAAAAAAACCATCAATAAGACCATCCCAAATCGGGGAGAGGGCATCCCTACGGTTCTATTGGGCAGAAAGCTAAAAGGCCACGAGGATACTCCCCTTGGCAAGAAAATTATCGCTCAGGCTAAGATTGATGGGCGGAGTATAGCCGGAATTTTGCCTCCTTCGAAGCACCTTCGTGAGGGGTAAACTTCCCGTCCTTGTCAGCCATCACATAGTAACGACCTTTCTCCATCATCCAGTGGTGGCCCTTTGGGGCCGGAACCATTACGTGGCTTTCTTTCTTCTTTGCTTTCATTATAGTTTTGCTTTTTTCTGTGCTTTCTTGCTCATCTCCATAACGGGAACTGGTGTCCCTACTGGGTATGGCTTTCCTGCTATCGCTGCAGTGATTGACTTCATACCGGTCTTCACGTCGATAGCCCTACGCAGGGGGACAGCAGCCTCATTCATTGGTCCGTAGCATTTGGCAAGAACGATTCCAGTCTCTGTGGTATCGAAAACCTCACAGGGCATACAGAACATATTGCTCTCGCTAGTCACGGCGTAGTCTGTGTTAACGATAAACGAGCGGTTCTTTGGGTGCATCATCTCCCAATCTTGAGTCTTTGGATTGTACTGAGGAATAAAGCTAGAGGTATCGAAGTACCAGTACAGAGACCACACTGACTTACCATCCCATACTGTGCTTCCGTCGTTGTTCGGGTACTGAAAGTTTCTATCGGTACTAAACTCAGAACCCCAGCTAAAGCTATAGCCTTCCATAGCCAGGTTAGAGACCGAAGGTCCGTCCAGAACTGGACAGATAGAACAGCCCTCTTCAAATACCTTTCCCTGCACTATAATCTGCTTTCCAGTCAGCTCAGCACCCGATGCTCCACAGAAGGCATAAAGGCCTTCGTGGATCTTAAGAGCCTTAGAATCTTTAGATTCTTCAGTAGCGCAACTTAGTAGTGCTGAAGCAGCAAGCAGTGATAATAATGTATTTTTCATATTGGTGGGTTGTTTACTTTTTAGATCTGTTTTTTACCGCTGACATAAACCTACGCTCGGTATGATCGTAGTCTAGACCATCTCCATTACCGTACTTACCAGCTTGGCGGTTCTTTTTGTTGAGCTCAGCTCGGTACTTCTTACGCTCTTCTGTGGAGTGATACTCTGTATCGTACTCCTTCTTCTTTTGGTAAGCCTTGGGGTTGCTGTCGTAGTACCGCTTAGTTTTCAAAGCTGTTTACTTTTTCTTCAGCATCTTAAAGTCAATGGCGGAAATCTTTCCGTCCTTGTTCTTGTCAAGCTTTACTTGGCCTCCCATAAGGTACTTCTTCATCTTGCCGCCCATACCGTATTCCATCTTTCCACCCATACCGTATTCCATCTTTCCTCCTTTAGAGTACATATCCATCTTACCGCCATTCATCATCTTCTTGACTGGGGCAGCTGGCTTCTTGTTGACCATAAATCCTTGCGCCTTTAGTCCGCGGTCAAACGCGGCCAGGGCATCGGGGTCATTCTTTCGGATGGTGTTGCGCTCCTGGGTTAACATATCCATACGGTTTGCCTTGGCAATCTCCATATCGGTCATCTTCTTCTTTGTTCCAACAGGCATCTTGCCGCCTTCTTGGTAAACAGTCATTTTTGCTTTCATAGGTACAAAGATATTATTTAAATGCTTTGTATTTTGTCTTGGTGCCCTCCTTGTAGGCCACGAGTATCTGTTTCCTGTTCTCCCCCTTGCGGTAACCCACGTGAACCCAGTCAGGGTTCTTAGTGGTGCCGAACTCGTAGATGAGCTGATCGAATTCCAGGTTGTCCTTGATAAACTCAAACACCTCCATATTAGTAATCCCATTACCCCTATTATCTTGGTCTAGGTCTAAGGCCCTACCAAGATTATGGTCAGAGTTCTTGCTGCCTCCGATGGCCTTGTTCAAGGCAGAAGATCTGTAGCCCGAAGAGATGTAGATAGGAACACCGAAGTGCTCACGAATCTTATCGAACACTTCAGTACAGATTGTCTTTAGATTCTCTAGATGCTCTGGGGTGGGCTCGTTGCTGATACCCCTGCGCTTAGCAGTGTCACTCTTAGTGACCTCAGCTAACGATACGTAGTTACTTAGTTTCATAGAACAAAGGTACGGTCCCATAACAATGTACGGGATAGTCCCATACTTTACCCTGGGATAGTCCCATATGCTGTTGAATATACCCCGTAAGCAGAATAAACCCCTACTAAATTAGTAGGCCTTTAGTCAACTATCTGATAACAAGCATTATATCCATCAATTAAAAACTTGCTATTATCATTTTTTTGCACTAACTTTGCTAAAGCAGTAGGCTAAGAGAACTACAGATACAATACTCTTCAAGTCTCGTACTCATACACGTCAAGAGAGAATAAAGGGACGTCGCATAAGCAGAGTCCCTTTATATTACAGACACCAGTGCTCATTACAGACTACAACGCTCATTACCGCCAAGTGAGTAGACAATACGCGATAGCTGTAGTCTATTCGCTCTACCACATAATAGCTGTTGTTTACTCGTTTTTACTCCATATAAAGCAGAGTAATGGAGGTATACGGGTCCTTAGGGCCCCTCTACCTCACCAAACCTGATGTTTTAACAGCTGTATAAACAATAAGGTCAATGTATAAGTTTACGTCTGCATCTTCTTTTTCAACCTATGGGTTGAAGTCAGAAGAAAATAGTTAGAAATAATTATCTGGGTGTAGGTAAAATTATTTTGATTTAGAAATAATTATCTGGGGGATTATATACATATAAGCGCGTTGTCCTTCCGATTCGGAAATGGATTTGCCAGGGTATGCCCCCCAGGTTTGTGCGATTTGGGCGCAAATGTTTGGCGTTTTGCCTTGGTTGGTCGGTTGGCTTGCTTGGGTTCCCTCTTGTTGTTCGGGAACAATCGCCCCTCCGATTCACTATCATAAATC